GGGTCGCCCTCGGTCTTAGCTTCCGTGGTGGCTGCGGCCTTAGCATCGGCCATCGTTTCCTCCTATCCCGTGCTATCCGGGGCTGCGCCGTTGCTCAGCCGGTCGTCAAGGTGGTGCCACCCGCAGGACCACCAGTGGTCGTAACGCCCGTCAGCATGCAGACGGCCTGCGGCTGGTCGATCCCCAGCGCACTGGCGCGCTGGACATCGGAACGCCACGTCTTCCGGGGCTCGTCCCGGTAGAGCGGGCTTGCGGTCGTGGAGATCTCATCGCTGTAGAAGCCGAGTCGATTGCGCTGGAGGATGAACACCGTACCCGCCGGGCACTGTCGTGAGATCAGCGGGTCGAGGTTCATAATCTTGTTCGGTAGCGCGCCGGTGTACTGGATCGAATCGGTCGCTGCATCGCCGATGTACGGGAACGCGAAGTCCTTCGACTTGAACAGGGCGAGCTTCGCCGTGTGATCCATGATGATCGTGTCCGGCTCGAACCCGAAGAAGTTCTGGCCCTGCGCGTCGTACGCGGCGTTCTCGACCAGCCAGATCCCATCCGTGATATGCGCCCGGATGATCCCCGAGTTCGCCGTGCTCGTACCTCCCTGCGCCGCCGCACCGTCCCACGCGTCCGTCGCGTTGATCGCGTACGTGGAGGCGGTGGGAATGTTCGCAACGAGGAGGCTAAAGAACGCCTGGTTCCAGTTCTTCACCATCGTGTTCTTGACCTGCGTGAGCTGTCGGTTCACCGGGTCCACGAGCTGCCTGCGCCGCATCGCATCGGACACCTGGATGGCGAGTGAGCGCTCATAGCTGTACGCCACGAGGATCTCACCAACGGCCGCCGCAACTGCGGGAACCTCGGCGAACTCAGCTCGGATGTCCGAATCGTTCTGCGCAAACAGTGGCGTGGACCGCTCGAACCGGACTGCCCCGGAATCGTTCATGCCGGCGTTCCGGAGCACGGTCTCGATGATGAACTCGTTCTTCATCAAATCGAGGATCAGCGCCGGAATGCGCAGTGGGTCCTTGAGATAGTCGTCGACGGTGATTCTCTGTCCGTCGTACGAGCTAGCTATCGGGAACGTCTGCGTAACCACCCGGTCCCTCCTTTCCTAGTAGTGAATCGAGTGGTCCGATCAGAGGTTCGGACCGATACGGGCCCGAGCCACTGTTCCGGCGCCGGCCACACCGAGCGGTTCGGTGCAGCGGCCGACGATTGCGTCGTACGTTGTGGTACCGGCCGTATAGGCCTTCACCTGCCCCGTGGCATCGGCAGCGAGCAGCTGACCGAGTGCCGCCGCAGTGTTGTACGTGACCCGGACATCGAGCCCGTATCCCACCGCGAGGTAATCGGGGTTCTGCGCGAGGTTCGCAACGGTCTGGCCGTCCTGGGACGTGCGGACACCAGCATCGTGCAGCGCCACTCCCAGAACGGTAACCGAGTTCGCGAGAGCGGTCTTCACCGCACCGCCGGTATCCGGCTGAACGAGCTGACCGCCCAGCACGGTGGACACGACCTGATACGAGACCGGACCCTGTCTGACGTAAGGCACAACTCCTGGCATCTACGTGTTCACCTCTTCTTTCTCCCTAATGTCGGTGCGATCGAACGCAAGGTACGCGTTGATCTTTGCTATACCGATACGCTCGACCCATCCGAGCTGGCGATTGCAGAGGCTACACAAGAGACCCCGCACCAGCCCATTGACGTGGTCGTGATCCACGGGTAGCTCACGAGTCTCGACCTCCTCTTCGCTACACAGAGCACAGCGACCGTTCTGGAACTCACGGATCGCTTCGTACTCCCGCAACGAGATTCCGTACTTCTCGCGAAGCCTCTTATCGAGGCGTCTACGCCGTTCCTTGCTTGGAGGACCGTCCGGCGGATGCGTCACGCCTCGAACAACGTTGCGAATCGTCGAGGTTGCAACGCCGAACCGTATACCGAGAGCGCGATACGTCTCACCGCTAGCGGCCCGCGCACGAATAGCCGCGACGTCAGCGGGACTCAACTTCGTGCGCATCGGCTACGGCCCTCCTTTCGTTGTTCCGCGTTGAGCGGCTTGTGCGGATCAGAGGCTAAAGGACTCGCGCGCGGCCTTGACGAATTCCGCCGTTTCGGTCGCGTGCTGCTTGGCCTCTTCGATCTCTTCGTCGTCCTCCAGTCCGGACCCGATCACACCGCTCAGGTCGAGCAGCTTGATCTGGTTGCCGAATTCGGTGAGGACCCGGCGCATGATCGCACCCGCATCGACCTCGTCACCGCCGGAAAGCTCGATGACGTGCCCGGACCCTTCTAGCAGCGGACGCGCCAGGTCCACGATCTTCGGCGGGATGCCGTAGGCCCGGGCGAACACGTCACGCTCACGCATGAACGACTGATCGTCCAGGTTGGCCTGCATCGCCGCCAACTGGTCGCCCTGTTCCTCGAGCCGAGCGTTCGCCAATTCGAGCTCACGCGAACGCCGCCCGCGGTTCCTGGCGGCAACGGGCTCACGCCTCCGAGTAACGGGCTCCCGGGGCTCCGGCTTCTCGTCCGCTTCGTCCTCCTCGTCGCCGGAATCGCCCTCCTCCGCTTCGGTCTCGAGGCCTGCGTTCGCCTCTGCTTCGGCCTCAGCGATGAGGTTGTCGAGTTCCTCGTCCGAGAGTTCGGTCTCGTCCTCGACCTCTCCTTCGGCGATGAGCTCATCGACAAGGGCTGCGATCTCGTCGTCGTCCTTGGCCTTCCGGGCCTTCGTCAGCAGCTCGATGAGAGCGGCCCGGTCCTCCTTGGAGAATGCCACCTTGTCCGTCCCTCCTTCCTCTTCTCCGAATTCCACATCGGAGAGGTCGACCACTTCGACGTCACCGATTTGCTGTGACAGCGCAACGGGGACTTCGACTTCCTTCCAGTTCCGCATCCCCGCAATGTGCGGATCGAGTGTCCCGAGAACGTGCTGTAGCGCTTGCGGCCAGCTCTTTCCGTCCGAGCGCTCGTACTCCTCATAGATCCGGGCACTAACCCCGAGCTTCGGGTTTGACCGGAGGAGTTCATCCCCGGACTCATTCGCCTCGAGAATGAGGTCAAGGCCGTCCGGTGCCAGCTCGAGATCGATAATTTCACCGCGACAACGCTCAGGGTCATTCGTGTGCTTGTTGTCACCCCGCGCCAACTGGAACGGGACCAGATCGAACGCCTTCGCCTTGAACGCTTTGACGAGGCCCTCGAGATACGCCCGATCGAACACCAGCTCGCGACCCTTGTAGCTGATCGTCCGGAAGGGTAGCAGTTGTGTCCGCCAACGCCGGTTGCCCAGCTCGATCGCTTCACCGTGGTAGCGCGGGGGACGGAACTCTCTGGTCATTTCGCCCTCGGTCCCTTCTTGCCCGGTGCGTACTGCGGGATGGCCACACCCCGAAGGATGCGACCCTCGGCGAGCTTACGCGCCTGCGCCTTCGACCAGCCACGGGAAACGAGCCCCGCGATGAGGGTCGTGATCGCACTTTCCTGCGAGACGATCGGACGATTGGCCTGCGCCTTCGCCTCCACGTTTGCGGCCTTGACCCGTGCCCGCGCGGCGGCCCGACCGGGTGCCGCTGCCTTCTCTTCGGCGATCTGCTTCTTCCGACCCGCCGATCCCCGTGCGGCGATCGGACGCTCCTTCGCCACTCCGAGCGATCGCTCATGCCCGACCCCGCCCTTGAGCATTGCCTGGCGGTACGTCCTTTGCTGCCGGGGCAGTAGCGTTCCGGCTTCGGCCTGGCGCTGCGCGATTGACTTACCGCCACCCCTCTCGGGTGCCGAGGTAACACCGACCGGCGCGGCTGTACGGCGACGACGGGACGTTCCCGGGGTTCCCGCACGGACCCTAGGCGTCCCGCCGCCACCCTCCGCGCCCGCCCGGCGCGCTTTACGAGATTGCCTAACGGCCCGCTCTGCCTTGAGCCGCTCGGGATGACCCTGCGGGTAGGCAGCGCGAGCGGCGGTGCGCGCTTTCAGCAACTCGGAGTGTGCCGCGGTCGAGCCGACCGGCTCCTTCGTTGCGGCCTGTGCGCGCATCGCAGGCGCAACCCGAGCGGCCGCCTGCTTCCCCTCCGGCGAGGCCATTCGCTCCTTGGCGATCGAGCGCGTTCTCGGTGGCTGCGCATTCGGTGATCCGGCGCCCTCACGCTCAAAGGTCTTCTGCGAAGGCCGAGCAACGTTGTACTTGCTCCGATCCGTGTAGCCCATCAGCGCGGCGTCCGAATGGCTATCGAAGGTCGGCTTCTGCTGTCGATCTGCGAGGCCGGCGGACATCGACTCCTTGTGCGAGTACCCGTGGCTGCGGCGGGACATGTACGCCTGATAGTGCGAACTCTTGACGCCACCGAGCTTCGCCGCAGCGGACTTCTTCTGAGCCGGAGTGACCGCATCGAGGTTCTTCTGCATGTGCGGCGGTAGTGGTGCCACACCCGATGAGCTCGGCGTCAGTCCCTTCATCGCATCGGCGTGACCTAGGCCGGATTGCCGCCGCTCCTCGTAGACGTCCTTATTGGTCTCCGAGAGACCGTTGAAAGCGTTCTCCTGTGACGGGGTCATCCGCTGCCCGGCAATACGGAGCGCGGGCTTGCTGGGTGCGGTCTTCTTCTCGCCCGGTGTCGCGTTACCGCCGCCGAGCTTCTCGACCATTTCCTTGGTCGCCTTGCGGTGACGCGTACTCGACACGTCGTGGTTCGATAGCCCGCGCTGCCGGGAGATTACCGACTGATGATCGACGTGGTGGTCCTGATGCAGTTCGGCCAGCGTTCGCCCGCGAGTGGCGCCCAACGGGATCTGGTGCACGTCCATCATGTGCGCAACCAGCGCGGCACGATCGCTACTTGCCGCTGGCGTCTTCTCGGCTATCGGGGGCGCACCTTTTCCCTCGAACTTGTGCGAGACCATCCCGGCGTGAACATTGATCGTCTTTCCCGCCTGCGTCCCCTTGCGAACCTTGACGCTTATGCGATCTCCGGTGCGGCTGACGATCTGACCCTCTTGCTTGCCCGCCATCTGATCGACGCGGACGTGCTCGCCGGGCTTGACGGACGGGAGGCCCTTACCACCGACGTATATCCACCCGTGTTCGTAACCCTTCGGGCCGACGAACTCCAGTACCCGCATACCGTGGAGGTCCTCATAGAGGTAACCTCCCTGCCGGGCCAGCTCCAACGCTTCCCGCATCGTATTCGCCATCGCTTTGGCGCCTTGGGTATTGTCCGCCCACGACCCCTTGATGACCGATGTGGCTCCGAGCGTCCGCGCTCGCTTTCGGAGGAACCGGCCCAGCGTTGCGCGCTTGCCGGGGGCCACCCGTCCAACGGCTTTAAGCGCTTTCTTCAAATAGGACACATTCGGCACGGGGTAGCTAGTCCCGTATGCCGTTTGACCCTTCGCTGCGAGCTTCTTCCTTCCAGCGGCTGTCTCGTGCGGTGGGGTCTTAGTAGCGGTGGCCACCGTTCACCTCGCTTTCCTCGGAGTAAAAGCAACCACAAGCCGGGAAGGTACAATGCGGCCTGCTAAGTCGCACCCCGGCCCTTGTGGTCAGAGAGGTGATCGGGAGATCACCCCTGGACATACCCATTATGCACGCACCCTAAACCGATTCCGGGCAATTTTCTATGCGGGTTCCACCTCCCACGGTCCGATTACTGCTGTGACCGTCTTTCCGGAGGACGTAACCTCTACCCGGTACCAGGTAACGGCCGGTTGGGAGGTGTCAGAACTCGGTACCGCAAAGGTACATATCCCTGCCGTAGACGGACTCTGCACCGACCCGGAGTAGAGCTTGAAGCTCGGATCGGTATCGGGAGTATCCCGAGACAGTTTGGTCACCAGCTGAACCGTTCGACCGGTCAGATCCAGTGGCTGCTGCTTTCCGGCGACCAACGGTAGAGTCGGGTCCGTCAACGTGGCCTGCAGTGTCACATCGTCACCCTGCCGGACGTGTACCGGAACGTAGGTGAGTTCGCCGCTCATTCGAGCACCTCCAGTGTGCAACTCGGAAGCATAACCGCAATGCTTCCGTTAATCGAAACGACCTGTAGTGAAACGGTGACGATCACCGGAGTAATGGTGCCGTTGATTCCGAGAACCTTGACGGTTCCGGAAGCCGATACCACCGGAGCGGCCTGACCAACGACCCAGCGCTCGGCCGCAGCGGCACGTTCCAGCAGTGCAACCGCTGCCCCGATCGAAACGACATCAGCGGCCGCTGCCGTATCCGTAAGTGGCACCGTAACAACGACTGAGAGTTTATCTACCGCTGCCGCGTAATCCGCGAGGTGCGGAGAAGCAGTAACCGTAAAGGAGTCAGAAGCCGCAGCAGTATCCGTAAATGCTACCGAAGCGGCACCACCGACCGAGAAGATATCCGCAGCTGCGCCGACATCAGTCAACGGTACCGTTACCACGACCGACAGGGAGTCCACCGCACCGGCTGCCTCCGAGAACGCAACCGGTTGTCCCTGGGCAGTGGTAATCGCATCCGCCGCTGCAGCGCGATCGGAGAGGGGAACCGTAACGGTTACCGCCAACGAATCGACGGCGCCAGCCGCATCCGAAAGGGGTACGGTGGCCGCTAGCGCTATCTTATCAGCTGCGCCGGCAACGTCACCGAGGGCAACCGGGGTGCCCTGCGAAGTAATGAAGGCGTCAGTCGCAGCCGCCGTATCCGCCAATTGCACCGTTACAGTCGGTGCAATCGTATCTGCCGCTCCCGCGGTATCTGAGAGCGCTGTCGTTACCGTGACCGAGAGAGAATCGACCGCGCCGGCGACCTCAGCCAGGGCATGCGTTTGCGCTGTCGTTATCGTATCCGCGGCAGCCGCGACGTCCTGGAGTGGTACCGTAACGGTGGGAGGTGCCAGAGTATCTGCTGCGGCCGCGGTCTCAGTCAGAGGTACCGATACCACGACCGACAACGAATCAACTGCGGCAGCGGTATCCTGAACGGCTATCGGCTGGCCCGACACCACCGAGATGCTATCCGCTGCGCCCGCGACGTCGGACAACGGTACCGAGACCACCACCGAGAGGGAATCGACCGCACCCGCGGCATCCGAAAGGATCTTCGGTGTGGTCTCAGCCGCGGCACCGACATCAGCCAGCGTAATCGATGCAGAAATCGCAATCGCGTCAGCCGCACCCGCGGTATCCGTCAACGGTACCGATACCGCGGGAGGGGACAGCACCTCAGTCGCAGCTGCGGTATCC